AAAAGCGCATTAACCAGATAAACCATAAGTACCACGATGCTAAACGTGAGAAAGAAGCGTTAGAAAGACAAAATGCTGAAGCTATACGTATTGCTCAGGCTATTCTTGCAGAAAACGAACAGTTAAAAAGCACACTTAACTGGGGGCATCAGGAGTATACGAAGGAAGCTCAAGGTCGTTTAGAATACGCACATAAAATTGCGCAGGATAAATACCGTCAAGCTTTTGAAACGGGTGATACAGATGGAGTACTTGAAGCACAGGAAGAGTTAAGCGAACTAGCCAATCAAAAACGGCAATTAGCTAACTTGGTGCCACCTGTACAACAAAAAGCTTTACAACCACAAAGTAATGATGTATATATTCCACCATCAGTGCCAGAAGCGCCACCAAGAGACTATAAAGCCGAGAGCTGGGCTGGAAAGAATCCATGGTTTGGTAAAGATGAAGAGATGACCGCCTTCGCTTATGGACTGCACGAAAAATTGGTTAAATCCGGTGTAGACCCTACCTCTGACGAGTATTATCAGCGAGTAGACTCCCGCATACGGGAAGTATTCCCAAAGAACTTCGACAAAAAGAAATCTTCACCAGTGGCATCGGTAGGTAGAACTACTGCACCTAAAAAAGTCACTCTGAACACATCTGAAGTCGCTATAGCAAAACGTCTTGGAGTACCTTTAGAGGTATACGCCAAGTACAAAGTAAAGGAGCAACAACTCAATGGCTAACGTACAAATTGACAGAGCACCACGCTCTACAGAAACACGCGAAAAAGAAGTTCGTCCAGTATCATGGAAACCTGCGCATGATTTGCCAGCTCCAGACCCACAAGATGGCTACGTGTTTCACTGGAAAAGAGTTTCTATGATGGGGGTGCCTGATCCAGCGAATATGGCTAAGGCCAAACGCGAGGGGTGGATACCTTGTCAAGCGGAAGATCATCCTGAGTTATTGTCTGACTTTGCTGCCTTTGGTTTAAAACCCCAAGGGTTGATTGAAATTGGTGGACTTGTTTTGTGTAAGACTACTGTCGAGAACTCAAACTCTCGTAAAGAGTATTATGCTAATATGTCCAGAGCGTCTGTGGAGTCTGTTGATAACAACTTCTTGCGCGAAAATGATCCTCGGATGCCCCTTTTCTCTGAAAAAGCATCTAAAGTGTCTTTTGGTCGCGGTTCCTAAATAATTAGGGCCGTGTTGAATCTTATTTAGGAGTTTTTTATGGCATATCCTAGCAACGTCGGTCCCTACGGTTTTCTACCGAATACCTTAGAAGGCTTTCAGCCTTACGCTGGTGCAACTCGGTATTTACCGATTGCGTCTGGCTACGCAAAAAATATTGGTTATGGCGACCCTGTGTCTCTATTAGCTGATGGTACTATCGCACGTGTAGATTCATCTACTGGAGCTAAAACTGCTTGGGCTATTAACCCAATCGGTATCTTCTTAGGTTGCTCTTACACTAGCCCAACTTTAAAATACAAAGTTTTCTCACAATACTGGCCTACTGGAACTTCTGCTTCTGATGCCGTTGCTATTGTTGCTGACGACCCACAAATTTTAATGAAGGTTAATTTGACTAATGCTGGTACAGCTTACACTTCTGGTGCTGCTACTCTAGCTGATGTTGGTCAAAACATTGGTTACTTCATTCCTACTAACTCAGGTTCTATTGTTGATGGCGTTAATACTGCTACTGGTAACAGCGCCATTTCAGTTGATTTGGCTTCTAAAAACACTACTGCAACACTGCCTTTGCGCATTGTTAGTATGGTTCAAGAAACTGCATTATCTGACGGTACGTTTGTAGAAGCTTTCGTAGCTTATACAGCACCAACAATGACTGCGGCTGTGACTCAATCAGGTACTACTCCATTTGCTGTTTCAGCTGTGGCTATTACTGTCGTTGGTGGTCACGCATATCGCAACCCTGTCGGCATTTAAGGAGTTTAACTAATGGCTGCTATTTCACGCGCGCAACTACTAAAAGAACTACTTCCCGGTCTTAACGCTCTGTTCGGTTTAGAATATGATCGTTATGGTGAGAAGTATAAAGAAATCTTCGAAACTGAATCATCTGATCGTTCTTTCGAAGAAGAACAAAAACTGTCTGGCTTTGGTGCCGCTGCGGTTAAAAACGAAGGCTCAGGTATTACGTATGACAATGCGCAAGAAGCTTGGTCTACTCGCTACACCCACGAAACTATCGCTCTGGGCTTTTCTTTAACTGAAGAAGCTATTGAAGATAACTTGTATGACTCATTGTCTGCTCGTTATACAAAAGCATTGGCTCGCGCTATGGCGTACACCAAAGAAGTTAAAGGCGCTGCTGTACTAAACAATGCATTCAACTCCAACTATACTGGTGGTGACGGCAAATCTTTATGTAACAGTGCACATCCTTTAACTTATGGCTCAACAATTTCTAACGTACCATCTACACCAGCTGATTTGAACGAAACTTCATTGGAAAATGCGGTTATTCAAATTGCCTTGTGGACTGACGAACGTGGTTTATTGATTGCTGCTAAACCTAAAAAATTGGTTCTACCTCCTGCATTACAATTCGTAGCAACTCGTTTGTTAGAAACTGAATTGCGTGTTGGTACAACTGACAATGATGTGAACGCTCTTAAGAACAACGGTTCAATTCCCGGCGGCTATACTGTTAACCCATGGTTGACTGATACAAATGCTTGGTTCTTGTTAACTGACGTTCCAAACGGTCTGAAACATTTCGTTAGAACTCCATTAGCTACATCAATGGATTCGGACTTTGACACCGGAAACTCTAGGTACAAGGCCCGTGAACGTTATTCTTTCGGTTTTAGTGATCCTTTAGGTGTTTTTGGTTCAGCTGGTTCAGCTTAATTTATTAAGATAAATCAGTAACTTAGAGTAAATTAAGGGCTTTTTCGGAGGCCCTTTTTATAAATTTTATTGGGGGGCACATGCCAATACCTTTAAACACTGCTCGTGGGATAATGTCGGCAGTCCCATCAGAAACATATATAAAGGACACAACTGAAAAAGGAATAGATGCTCTTAGGGGGATAATAGGTGTGCCGACTAATGCTGAATTAAAAACCAAAGCACTTGAACAAGCTAAGCAAAAGTTGTATCAAAAACAACAGGAACAATTACCAAGGCATTTAGAAGGGTTTGCACCTGAAACTATCCCAAAAGAATATTGGTTAAACGAAACAGATGCTCCAAATACAGATAAAATGCGGGTTCCTGCGTATAGGGCTGGTTTGAAACCCAAAGATACTGATCCAAAAACAGGGCTAGAAACATTGCCTATGAGGGGCAAGGATATAAATGACCCGTCTCTTCATGGGGTATATAACCCTAATGTTAGTGGAAGTTGGAAACAAACTAACAAAAAGACAGACCCGTATTTACCTATGTCACAACTATATGCTAGAGCTAGGTCAATGAAAGCTGCCGAACATTTAGGTATCCCTCAATTAACCCCCGAAGAATTAGCAGGTCTTGTATTGCAAGAAGGTGGGGCAGGTATGGGAGGAGGTATTGTGTATGGAGGTAACCCAAAAGAAGATAAAATATACAACATGTTAAAAGAACATGGGATTAATGTTGACAATGCTGGGTTTTTAACTCAAATGAAAACTAAATATGACTTAGCTAAACGGTTAAAAAAACCTTTTGGTGAACTATGGAATGGTACAGGTAAAAATTGGGCAGGAACATCGGGCGCACAGTACGCTAAAAATTTAGAAAAACAAATAAATGCAGCTAAACACCCTAAAAATAAACAGCTTATGGATTTAATTCATATGGGTTTAGCTCATGGAGAGGCGTATCCACACAAAAAACCTATGCCAAAAGGAACTCCAAAGCATGATTTATCTAATGATTATAAATAAACTTGCAAGACTAAATAAACTGTAGTATAAGTACTTCATACCGGGGAATAATCCGGCCTAGTAGACAGCCCCCGCTGACGCATAGAAGACTACTAGGCTTAGACTTTCTATGAAGGAAACTAAAATGGCATTTACTACATTTTCAGGCCCAGTCCGTACAGGTACTGTTAAAGATACTACTGGCACCGTTCCGGGTTATATTGATAACACAGGTGTTGTTGTTTTATTACAAGCGGCAGCTCTTCCAGCCACTGCGGGCACTACTACTGTTGCGGTTCTCCCTGCGGGCTCTCAAATCATTGACATACAAGTAGACACAACTACTGTATTCAACTCAGCTACTACTCTTGTTATTGGTGACGGTACTACTGCTAACAAATTCGTTACTTCTACTACTATTACAACTGCTGGTCGTGACGATACTTCAGCTACTAAACAATGGCTTCAGTTCATAAACATCGGTACTACTGATGTTGCTATCGTAGCTACTACTGCTGGTTCAGCTGCAACTGGCGCTGCATGGGTTACTGTTACTTATGCACAAAAAACATCTAGTGGTGCTCAAGATCCTGCTTCTGCATAAGAAATAGGTAGGTAGCTTGTGGAACATCAAAGAGCTTCAGATCCAGTGATACAAACGGCGCGGGAGCTCGCTACCCACAGTGCGGACATAAAACACTTACAGAATGACATGGACAAAATGATTAAAGATATGGATGAGATAAAAGAAGCCATAAAAGAAATCAGTAAAACCCTGTCTGAAGCTAAAGGTGGGTGGCGTATGTTCATGATCTTTGGTGGTATAGGTGCTGCAATAGGGGCTAGTATGTCTTGGATAATAGATCTCGCAAGGAACTAATATGACTACTAAAAAAACTCCGAATTTAGCTGTTGGTAGAGGTGAAAAACTTCCAGTATCTAAAGGCGCTGGTTTAACTGCCAAAGGCAGAGCCAAGTACAAT